AATGGTTTAAGGTCTGGGACGAAGATAAACCTCCCAAGTGTAAATATATCATACAAAGTTACGATACCGCGTTCTTAAAAAGTGAAAGAGCTGACTTTACCGCGATAACAACATGGGGAGTTTTTTACCCAGAAGGACAAATAGGTGAAGACTTATATGCGGGCGGAGAAGCGCATTTAATTTTGATAGATTGTATAAAAGAACGGTTTGATTTTCCCGAACTTAAAAACGAAGCGTTACGTTTGTATAGTTATTGGGATCCCGATGTCGTGATTATTGAAGCGAAAGCTAGCGGGATTCCACTGGTTCAAGAGTTACGCAGAATAGGTATTCCTGTAAATACTTTTTCTCCCGGAAAAGGTCAAGATAAGATAGCAAGATTGAATTCAGTCTCGCCAATATTCCAAGATGGGCGCGTTTGGGTGCCAGAAAATAGGTGGGGAGAAGAGTTAATGGAGGAGGTTACAGACTTTCCCAACGGGGAGAACGACGACTTAGTTGACGCTACGACTTTAGCATTAGCACGGTTTAGAGAAGGGGGCTTTTTGCAATTAACAACAGATTATCATGAAGACGAAATTTATTTTAATCAGCAAAGGGTTTATTATTAATAAAATTAATACTATGATGTTCACTTATGGCTATTGAAAAACAACCTTTATCGTTAGTTCCTGATTCGCAAGAAGAAATTGAACTAGAAATCACACAACAACCAGCAGAAGAAACGGAAGTTTTTATACAACCTGATGGTTCTGTTATTTTAGGCAGTGATATGCCTGATGAATCTTCTACAAAGTTTGGTGAAAACTTAGCAGAGTATTTAGACGAAAAAGAATTAAACACAATAAGCTCAGAATTAGTTTCTTCTTATAAAGATGATTTAGAGTCTAGGGAAGATTGGTTTGATTCTTATGTGAAAGGACTGGATTTATTAGGAATAAATTCAGAATCTAGATCACAACCGTTTGAAGGCGCGTCTGGAGTACACCATCCGATACTTGCGGAAGCCGTAACTCAGTTTCAAGCGCAAGCATACAAGGAATTATTGCCTGCAGGAGGTCCAGTTGATACCGAAGTGTTAGGAATGACTGACGATGCGAAGTTAGAAAAGGCAAATCGCGTTAAAAACTTCATGAATTACCAAATTACTTATAAAATGGAAGAATATGACTCCGAAATGGATCAACTTTTGTTTTATTTACCGTTAACTGGCTCTGCATTTAAAAAAGTTTACTACGATCCAGCTTTGGGACGCGCTACAGCACGTTTTGTTAAGTCAGAACACTTAGTTGTACCTTATTACGCAGTAGATTTACTCACTTCACCGCGAATTACCCACGTAATTCACATGAATGAGAACGAATTGCGTAAATTACAGCTCTCTGGTTTCTATAGAGACGTAGAAATGAGCTCTCCCGGAACAAATGTTGAAAGAACTGACGTTGATGATAAAATTGATGAACTTCAAGGACTTACTAGAACAATTAGTGACGAAGAATTCACTTTATTAGAGATGCACGTTGATTTAGATTTGGAAGGTTACAAGGATGTTGGTAAAAATGGGGAAGAAACAGGACTAGGATTGCCTTATATTGTAACTATTTGCAAAGATAATAACGAAATTCTTGCAATTCGTCCAAATTATAAAGAAGATGACCCAATGCGTAGAAAGATCGAATATTTCACGCATTACAAGTTTCTTCCGGGACTTGGATTCTATGGTTTCGGCTTAATTCATATGATGGGCGGGTTAACTAAGTCAGTTACGGCTATTTTACGTCAATTAATTGATGCAGGTACACTTGCTAACCTACCTGCAGGATTTAAGTCTAGAGGGCTAAATATTCAACGGCATAGTGATCCGTTACAGCCCGGAGAGTGGAGAGATGTTGATGCTCCCGGAGGAAGATTACAAGACGCATTTTTACCGCTACCTTATAAAGAGCCAAGTGGTACTTTAAGCACTTTATTAGGTGCTTTAGTTGAATCGGGTAAACAATTTGCGGCTACAGTCGAAAATCCAACAGGAGACGGTAACACTGAAGCTCCCGTAGGCACAACTGTAGCATTATTGGAAAAAGGACAACGTATTATGTCCGCGATCCATAAAAGACTACATTATGCGCAAAGATGTGAGTTTAAGATACTAAAAAGAGTATTTGGTGAGTTTTTACCGCCTGAATACCCGTATCAAGTACAAGGTGCTTCAGAAAACGTATTTAAAGAAGATTTTGATAATAGCGTAGATGTTCTTCCTGTTAGTGATCCAAATATCTTTAGTATGACACAAAGAATTACTTTAGCGCAGACACAGTTACAAATGGCACAAGCTGCTCCTGAATTACACGATTTACGAGAAGCGTATCGTAAAATGTATATAGCTTTAAATATAAAGGACATAGATTCAATATTGCCACCAGAGGAAGAAGCACAACCTAAAGATCCAGTTTTAGAAAACATGGATTCGTTAATGCAAACTCCTTTACAAGCATTTCCACAACAGAACCATGAAGCACATATCGCAGCACATACTGCATTTTTAGAAAATCCTAAAACTGCACAAAATCCAGCTGCAGTCGCTGCATTACAAGCCCATGTTCAACAACATAATGCGCTTAAATACAGAGTGGAAATTGAAGCTATGTTAGCACAACAAGGAATACAGCTTCCACCTCCGGGACAACCAATACCTCCTGAAGTGGAAAGTCAAATATCAATAGCCGCCGCACAAGCGACACAAGCTATAACAGGACAAGAACAAGCACTAGCTAATGCGATGGCTACACCGGATCCACAACGTGAAATGTTCGAACAGCAATTACAATTAGAACGTGAACAGTTAATGCAAAAAGAACAATCAGATGTAAGGGATACACAAGTAGCAATGACTAAAGCTGAAATGGATGCTCAGGTTAAGAGAGAAAAAATTGAAGCAGACGCTAGAAAAGAAGATACAAAAGCCGCTATAGAGTTACAAGAATTAGAACAGAAATCAAAAACTGATGCGGAAAAGAATTACACAGAATTAGTTAAAGTTGTTAAAGAAACACGAGAAAAAGATTAATGCCCCTTAGAAAAGTAAAGGGTGGTTATAAGTGGGGAAAATCAGGGAAGGTTTACAAGAAAAAAAGTGGAGCAGCAAGACAGGCTAAAGCCATATATGCTTCAGGTTATAAAAAGAAAAGATTGCAGAATAGGAGAAAAAGATAATGCGAGAATATTACAATAATAAAAAATACCCTTCTCCTTCACCTAAGAAAGCAAAGGCTGATCCTAGTTTTCCTAGTGTGAAAGATACTACAAAAACAAAAACTGTAGAAGCGGGGTATTGCCTAGATAAGCCGGAAAAAGCAAAAGTAAAAGCGGCTTATGGACAGACTAAAGGACTTCTTTGGTATAGATCAGTTAAATAATGGACTATATCGTAGCAACGGAGCATTTGCTTCGTAAAATCCGAGAGAGAAAAGAAGCTCTCTCGCAAACGTTAGCTTCTGGAAGTATTGAAGATTTTGAACAATACCAAAGGATAGTTGGCGAAATCGCAGGTTTGAATTTCGTTGAACAGGAAATTCAAACCCTACATTCCAATATGGAGGATGCACATGACTAACACTGTTCCAGATAGAGTAGATAATTTTGGAAGTAATGGTAAACTTGCGGAAGTTAAAGTTCAGGAAGAAAAAGACGCTATTACACCAGAAAATTTAGAATCACATGCAGATAAGTTACCTCGTCCTACGGGGTATCGTATTTTAATATTACCTTTTGTATTACCTTCTGTAACTAAGGGCGGCATACATATAGCTAAACAAACTCTTGATAAAGAGAGATTAGCTACTGTTGTTGGCTATGTTGTAGATCTCGGACCAGACGCTTATAGCGATCCGCATAAGTTTCCTGAAGGAGCTTGGTGCAAAAAAGGTGATTGGGTTATTTTTGGTCGTTATGCTGGAGCTCGTTTTAATATAGAAGGCGGAGATATGCGTCTTTTAAATGATGATGAAATTTTAGCAACCATAGATGATCCAGAAGCAATTTTATCATAAATAATCATGGAGAATACCATGCAACAAGAAGCAGAAAAGATAGAACTAGAACTTCCCGAAGGGGAAGTAGATGTACGCGCAGCAGATGTTGATGATTCAATTAAAGAAGAAAAAATAGTTGAAGCAGTTGCGGAAAAGAAGGATGAGTTGGATCAAATCAGTGAGTCAGTACAAAAACGCATTGATAAGCTAACTTACAAGATGAGAGAGGCGGAAAGACAGCGTGATGAAGCGGTTACTTACGCTCAAAGTATTAACCAAAGTAACTCTAATTTAAAAGAAAAATTAAAAAATTCCGATACTTCCCTTTTCAAAGAGTACGATAATAGGATACAATCGGATATTGAACGAGCTAAAATAAATTTAAGAGAAGCTCAAGACACAGGAGATGGGAATGCGGTTGCAGATGCAACAGAAAAACTTTCAAGAGCAAGTGCTGAATCAGAAAATCTTAAAAGATTATCTGCTCAACAAAAAGTTAAAGAACAAAGAGCTGCTCAAGAGACTCCTGTTGAAAACTACACGCCAACATTACAGCCGCAACAAGCTTCAGCCCCAGATCCAAAAGCTGAAGCATGGGCAGCTAAGAATGCGTGGTTTGGAGATGACCAAGCTATGACATTTGCTGCTTTCGGAATACATAAAGAATTAGTTGATGAAGGAGTTGATCCTACATCTAATTCTTATTATAACGAAGTAGACAAACGCATAAAAGACTACTTCCCACAAAAATTTTCTAACGAGCAATCTGCGCCCGTGCAACAGGTTGCTGCTTCTAGCAGAGGTGCTGGAGGTAAAAAAGCGTCACGCAAAGTCAAGTTATCACCTAGTCAGGTAGCAATAGCTAAAAGACTAAATGTACCACTTGAAGAATATGCTAAGCATATTGAAGGAGTATAAAATGACAGAAGAAACATTAGAAACACACGTCAATACAGATCGAAACTCACGATCTGCCGAGACACGAGTCTCTCAAACTCGCAGACAACCTTGGAAACCCCCGTCAATGTTAGACGCACCCAAACCACCACCCGGATACAAATTCAGGTGGATTCGTGAAGCTACAAGAGGGCAAGACGATAAATCGAATATGTCTAAACGTATTCGTGAAGGATATGAACCCGTGAGAGCGGAAGATTATCCTGATTTTGAAGCTCCCACTGTTGATAGTGGATCGAATATTGGAGTTATAGGGGTTGGAGGGTTAATTCTTGCTAAAGTTCCAGTTGAAACCGTCGATGAGCGTAATGCGTATTTTAAAGAACAAACGCAAACGCAAATGGAAGGTGTAGATCAAAACTATATGCGAGAAAGTGACTCTAAGATGCCAATAAAAGGTGGTGACATCAATAGGCAATCTAAGGTCCAATTTGGTAGTAGGAATCAATCT